TCCCGGAACAAGTAAAAGAGGGAGTTCCCCGTAAGGGAGTTATAGTTAAACTCGGGGAGATTACCGAAGAATATAGAACTTATCGGGACTTGGTGCAAATAGGTAGAATAGTTACCTATGGTTTGTATGCAGGTAAGGAAATGGAATTTGAAACTGATAAGCTTACTCTTGGCTTACAACAACTTTTGGAAAAGAACACTTTAACGGTGTTAAGTATGAATGAGGTAATTTACTCAGAACCAAATAATAACGATTAATATGGCACTTGACAAGAAGAAAAAGAAGAAAGTTTCATCAGATGGACTTTCTACAAAAGAAAAGATGCTGGCTAGAAAGAAACAGCTAGAATCTA